AGCGAGAAGCGGCAGGACAGCCAGTCAAGCCACTCGAAGCATGGATGGAAAGCATCGAGGATGTAGATGTGGACTCTGATAGCCCAAAAGCCATAGCCGAGGAAGTATCAGCAGACTCCTAGTCGAGTTAGCCATCGCGACCCATATCCCTATGAGGGAGTGGGAATCGGCGGAAGATATTTTAACGGCGATTGAAATACTGAAGGAGCGTAATGAACCAAGCTGAGGTCGAGGCTTACAATCGGAAAGAAATCCGAGAAGTGATCCGCGCCTTCAAGGCTATGGATGAGAAGGCAGTCGAAGAAGCCAAGAAGGTTTCAGGCGCACTTGCCGACTATGCGTTAGGTCAGATTCAGAAGGCTTCTGCTACTCGAACTGTCGCCACTAAGGTTGCAGTCCGTATTGCTCAGGGTGGCAAGGTTTCTAAAAGTTCCAAGGTAGGTGAGATCAGTCTAGGGTTCGCTTCTCAGAAGTTTTCTGGTGGAGCAGATACTAAAAAACTCTGGGGTGGCATGGAGTTCGGCTCGAATAAGTTTAAGCAGTTCCCAGCCAGAACCCCACGCTTCCGATCAGGTAACTATGGCTACTTCATCTATCCAACACTCAAGGCTATCCAGCCTTATATTATTCGGGAATGGCAAGATGCCTTCTCAAAGATTCTTAAGGAGTTCTAATGGCTTCAGATAGCAGAACCCTTAAACTCGCAATCCTTGGAGAAGTCAAAGACCTTAGCGCAAGCCTTACTAAAGGCTCTAATGAGGTTTCGTCATTCGGCGACAAGATCACTAAGTTCGGCAAGATCGCAGGAGCCGCTTTCGCAGCGGCAGGAGTAGCGGCAGTCGCTTACGCTGGCAAGTTAGCCATCGATGGAGTCAAGGCTGCAATCGCAGATGAAGCCGCACAGATACGTTTAGCAACATCTCTCAAGAACGTGACTGGGGCTACAGATGCCCAGATCAAGGCCACCGAGCAATACATCCTAAAGACTTCTCTGGCTAAAGGCGTCACAGACGATGAACTTCGTCCAAGCCTTGATCGTCTAGTCAAAGCAACTAAAGACGTTGAAGCAGCCCAGAAGTTACAGACCATCGCGATCGATGTCGCGGCTGGTAGTGGCAAGTCACTCGAAGCCGTCACTAATGCCATGGCTCGCGCAGCTGAGGGCAATACTGCATCGCTAGGACGTTTAGGTATTGGTCTATCTAAGGCTGAACTAGCCTCAATGAGCATGGAAGAGATTACTGCCAAACTTGCTAAGACATTCGAGGATCAAGCCTCAAAGCAGGCAGATACATTCGAGGGCAAGATGGGTCGTCTCAAGATCGCCTTCGATGAAGGCAAGGAGACAGTAGGCGTATTCATTCTCGATGCGATCACTCCAATGGTTGATTTCATCGTTCAGAAGGTAGTGCCGGGCGTTCAGATGTTCATCGATTCAATCGGTGGGGAAAAGGGAATTAGCAAGGCACTCAACGGATTTATCTCAGCTGCTAAGTCAATCTTCATTCCAGTATTTCAAGGGATCAAGTCAGCGTTCGATAACATCAAGGGCGCAGTATCAGATAACAAAGAAGAGTTCCAAGCCTTATTAGAGTTTATTCAGAAGTACGTTGCTCCATTCCTAGGCGGAGTGTTTAAGTTAGCCATCCAAGGGATTGGAGTAGCGCTCATCCGTGGATTCCAGACACTTATCAGCCTAGGCTCAAAGATTGGCGGTGCTATCGGTGGAATGTTCGGCGGTGGTCGAGCCGCTGGTGGCCCAGTAGTCGGCGGTACAACTTATCTTGTAGGCGAGCAAGGCCCAGAACTATTCACGCCTTCAGGCTCAGGCAACATCATTCCTAACAATGCCCTAAGCGGTCGATCAGGCAATACCATCAACATCACGGTCAATGGCGCAATCGATCCAATCTCCACAGCTCGTCAGATCACCCAGATTCTCAATCGTGAGGCAACCCTATCTGGCACGTTTAACAAGGTTGGTGCTTCGCTTCTGGTGGGCGCATGACTTGGACTCCACGGCCAACCATCTCGATAAACGGAACTGATCGCAAGTCAATCACGCTTGCAGACGTCCAGATATCTTATGGCAGAACTTCAGTCTGGGAACAGGCTCGATCTTCTTATGCTCGCATCTCTATCCTAAATACTGCTAACACAGATTATGGCTTCGAGATGAATCAAACTGTAGCGGTTAAGGTTAAGAACGTTGCAGGCGCAGACGTCACAATCTTTACAGGCAAGATCACTAGCGTTGATAACAACCTCGCAGGCTCAGGCACAATCGGGACTAATGCAGTCCAGACCATCACAGCCGTTGGCCCATTCTCTCAGATGTCTCGCAAGATCATCGGTGGATCAAACTGGGCTAAGGAGATGGATACGGCTCGCATGACTCGCATCTTCAACGATGCTGGACAGACGATTGATGTCGTCGATAGCCCAGGAATCTATGAGTTCGCGGCTCGATCAGGATCGCCAGCAGATGCTTACTCACTAGCTGCTTCATTCGCCCAGCAGGCATTCGGATACATCTATGAAACCTCACTAGGTAAGGTTGGCTTCGCCAATGAGGCTCGCAGAACTACAGATGGTAAAACCAACGGCTATACAGTAATTCCTAACAATCACATTCTCTGGGGTAACGTCTCAAGTCAGAAGACTCTGGCAGATATCCTCAACAACCTTATTCTTACTTATCACTCTGGAACTAAGACGGCCACAGATGCAACCAGTATCTCAGACTTCGGGCAAGTAGATGGATCGATCTCTACTGAACTTCACGATGCGGCAGATGCTCAACTTCAGGCAGATCGTTATGTGACTCTCAGAGCCTATCCTCGAACCTCTCTCAGCTCATTCACGATTCCGATCAACTCACCTAACGTCTCAGATGCTCTTAAAGACTTCTACATCTCGATGAGCATGGGCGAACCAATCCAAGTAACGGCCCTACCAATCGCCTTGAAGAACACTACCTATAAAGGCTTCGTCGAAGGATACACATTCTCGATCAATCAATACGAGATGATCTTGACGCTTAACACAACCGACTACACCTACAGCTTCACACCTTCTCGCTGGCAGGACGTCTCAGCGTCCCTTACATGGAATGGCGTGGGCTCTACGGTACAATGGAACACTTACGATGACTAGGGGCAAGCGTGGCAACAACAACTAACTTCGGATGGACGACGCCTGATAACACAGGCTACGTCAAGGATGGCGCACTAGCGATCCGTACCCTTGGCTCTGCTATCGATTCTTCTATGGTCGATCTCAAGGGTGGAGCATCAGGGCAGTATCTCAAAAAGGCTTCCGCGACAGATATGGACTTTCAATGGGTGACTTTGAGTGCCAGCCCATGGAGTTACATCGGTGGAGTAACTAGTACCAGCGGCTCGACTGTGGCCTTTACTGGGCTTGGTGGAACCTATAAAGAACTCTTACTAACCTTCAATAATGTGAATGTCTCAGCAAAACAATCAATCTTATTTAGACTTAACAGCGATTCTACGTCAGCAAACTATAATGCTTTTTCTACTCAGGATTTAAGCGGAACGACTTATCTGGGATCTTCTCTACAAGGCACTTACGGATGCGTTGGATGCATGACTACGATGTATTTCTCATCTGGCGCGTTCAAGATCACTAATGCACAAAGCACAGGAAACAAAGCCTTGGAACTAAATTTTAAGGGTCAGTTATCTGACTGGATTACTTCGAGCTACGTTGGAGATCGTACCGAGACAATCGGCGGAACTTACAGCGGTGGTTCAGCAATCTCTAGCATTAACATCGCTTTAACTAGCGGATCGTTTACTGATGGATCATGGAAGTTATGGGGTATGGAAGCATGAACGAAGTTAATGAATTCAACGCAATTACTGGCGAAGCGGTTATTCGATCATTCACGGCTGAAGAGATTAAGCAGAACAAATTGACTCAGAAGGCCGTTGCAGATGCATTACTAAACGTAGTCAAAACGCAGGCGATTCCTGAATAATGAAACCTATTCTATGCAAGGCTGGCCAACAATTAAGGGAACAGTTCGATGACTCCTTCCCTGATCGTGATAGGCGTTCCGATGGTTGGATCGGCGATCTCCGTCATTCAGCGCGTCCTAGTGACCACAATCCTGATCGAGAGACTGGAATTGTTAGAGCCATCGATGTCGATCGAGATGTCCATAAGTCAGGCAAGCCCGACCTCATGCCAAATATTGCAGATCAGATTCGACTCGCGGCCAAGGCTGGAGAGAAGCGAATTGCTTACATCATCTTCGCTGGGCGAATTGCATCGTCTCGCTTGGGCTGGCGTTGGAGACCTTACAAGGGATCTAATCCGCACAATCACCATCTCCATGTTTCTTTCACTAAGACGGGCGATCTCGATGGTTCGTTCTTTTCTACTATTCCGATGTTAGGTGGTAAGTAATGGGTCGCGTAACGATCAGCTCTAATAACCTATTCCCCGGTCCTAAAGGCGAAAAGGGAGATCAGGGAGATCCGGGTGGCCCACCGGGTCCACAGGGTCCAGAAGGTCCTCAAGGACCACAAGGACCACAAGGCCCACAAGGTTTACAAGGCACTCAAGGAAACCCAGGAGCGCAAGGCGCACAAGGTCCGACTGGTTCAACTGGACTTAAAGGCGACAAGGGCGATAAAGGTGATACTGGAGCAACAGGCGCAACTGGTGCTAAAGGCGATACAGGAGATACTGGCCCACAAGGCCCATCTGGCGTAGTCACAGTCAATGCTCCACTTACCAATGCTGGAACTTCTAGTGCTGCCAATCTTTCAATCTCGG